TCTCCTGAGCGGCCTGCGCATTGGCGGAACGCACGCCCTGCACCCAATCCACCGCACTGGAGTCGAGCATGTAAGGCGACGCCGATGAGGACGCGGGCTGCTCCAGCGCGGTGATCGTCTCGCGCAAATAAACCATTTCGCCAAGCGCGCGATTGACTTCCTCGAGCGCCTGCAACTGCGCACCGTACGCGTGCGACATCGACTCCTGGTCGATGTCAGCGCCTGCGGCCTTCAGCTCCCGGTAGATGTCGCGAATGCGCCCGACCTCTTCTTCGGGCATGCCGAATGTCAGCCGCTCGAACGCAGTACTCGCCGCCTGAGCGGTGAGTACCATCGCGTTGAAACGCTCTTCAAAGCCGGTTGGCCCGGAGCGGTCGAGCACGTCGCCAATCGCGTTGACGGCCACCGTCAGCGCCTGCACCGCAGCGGTCAGAAGCGGGCCGAACGCGTCGCCGAAAGCGACCTTCAGATCGGCCATGGCCGCGCCCATCTGCTGAAAGGCGAGCGCGCCGTCATCGATGTTGCGCAAGTCGATGGAAGCCGCTTCTTTCAGCACAGCGTTGACTGCCGCCTGCTTCTTCTCCTGGTCGGTCAGTTGCGCCGTCGTTTTGCCCAGCGTCGCCGCGTACGATTCCTCGGCGCTCTTCAACTGGCCCATCGATATGCCCAAATTGTCGAGAATCAGCGCGCTGCCGCGCCCGATACCAGTCACTAGATTGTCGAAAGCCTGCGTGGTGCTCAGCCCCATGGCCGCGCCGCGCGTCAGCGCGACCTTCATCATGGCTTCGAGCTCGCCGGTGTTCGCAGTGACGCCCAGCATCATGGCCTTATTCGCCGCGAGCATGAGATCATACTCGGCGATTGTGCCCATACTCGCGCGCTTCATGCCCGCAAGCATTTCGTCGCCGCTCGCGCCCGCGGCCAGAGCGAGGCCGGCCATTGAATCGCGCACGAGGTCGGACTGCGCCGCCAACTGGCCCATGTCCACAATCGCGCCGGCCACCTGCTGCCCGAACTGGAGCAACATGCCCGCGCCGAACGCGCCGGCCAGCCCCGCCACACCTTTCGTAGCAAGGCCCGCAGCGCCCTCGAGGCCGCTCAGCGACTGTTTTACTTCGCTGATAGCACCCGACGCCCGGTTCGTGGCCTCGAGATTGATGTTTACTCGGCTATCACTCGGCGCCATCGTCATCTCCCAGCAGCGCGTCGTGCTCCTGAATCAGGCGCAACACCGCTTCCGGCAATTCGCTGAACGTCCGCTTATTCTCGAACGCCGTCGCACGTATATGCTCCACATCCATGTGCAGCTGAGCCTCTTCCGCCCGCCTCCAGCGCCCCCAGTCCATGCCGTCCAGTTCCTCCAACGTGCGGCCCGGAAACGCCTTCAACAAATACGCGTCCGTTACTTCTCGCCCTTGCTCGTGGCTGCGTTCGCCTCGCGCTTCTGCGACAAGCGCAGCCACGGCGCGTTTCCCAACGTAATCACGTCGCGCAACGCCTCGGTGATCGCAGCGACCAGCCACTGATAGAGCACGTAATCTAGCCTGTCCAGCGCGTCAGCCGTGAGGTCGGCGGGCAGGCGCACCGCCGCACCCTCCAACACGGGCAGATAGACGGCAGCCGTTTTCTCTTGCAAGACGGCGAACCAGCCCCCGGCTGATTCGCCGCTGCGCACCGTCTCAACCTGCTTGCGAGTCCAGCCCGTCGTAGTGATGTCGATAAACGCTTCGCTCAGGCCGGGCTCTGCACAGTCCTGTCGCATTAGGCTACCCCTCGGCTAGACGGCGCACCGTTCAGGACGAGCGTGCCGCTCCACGTAATTTTGTCGCCCGCGCCCGACGTAATCGTGTAGTCCTGGATCTCAGCCTTGCTCGTCCATGTGTAGGTTACCGTCTGCGACGCTCCCGTAAACGCAATGACAGCGGTGCGCTGCGTGCCCGTCGTAATCGCCTCTGGAGCGAGCGCCGAGTCAAGCGCAACTTCCCAGTCGCCGCCGACGCTGATGCTGTATGTCGAATCGCCCGCGATGGTCTCCGCACCCGTAGAGCCGAAGTGCGTTGTGTCGAGCCTATCCACCGTCATGGCCAACTCCGCGCTGTTGCAGTAGTTGGTGATGTTGACGGCGTTGAACGTCACTGCGGTGTTGCCTCGGCCCTTGCGTGCCATGTCCTGTGTCTCCTCGTGTTAGTAAGTCACGCCGCTCACCGCGGCAACCAAACAGAATGTGAAAACCGTCGCCACTGGACTCGTGCTGCGCACGCGCAAATAGCGCGGCACCGAACCTGCTAGCGTCTTTGTGATAGCCCCGACACCTTCCGGGACGAACGTTGCCAACGTCGTCGGGCTAGCGAAGTTTGTGGCCGCCGCCGCCTCGAGAATCAGGCTGTTTGTCTCGCTGGAAACCGCGAGCCCCTGCACAAAAGCGACCGCGACGCCGCCCGCCACACCCGCAGCGCCCAAGTCGATGTACGCAGGAGTCGCCTGCGTTTGATTGCCCGGCAGCGTGCCGCGCCACACTAGCAGCCCGCGCGTCAGGCTGGTGCCGCCCGTCCACTCGCCCGCAACGGTGACTACTCCGTCGATGGGCGACGCAATGGTGATGTTCGAGATGTCCGAACCAAGCGCGAGGTAGCCAGGGCATGGCGTCGAGTTTGTGCCGAACAGCGCACACACCGTCGCGGGCGTGCTCGCCGCGAGAAGTGCATACAGTTCCGCCTCGAGATTGCCCGCCGTGCCATCGTTGAAATACCCATTGCTCGCGAGCGTGCCCGTCATGTCTCCGGCGATGAACTGCTTCCCATCCGCCTGAAATGGGGTGACGTCAATGCGCTCGTTGGATAAAGAAACTTCCAGCGAATTACTCTGCCCCGAGAAGTCGAACGCGTTAACGAGTAGCCGCGTGTGCCGCCCCTTGATTGCCATTACCAACTCCCATCTACCGTCGCAACAAGCACCATGTAGCCAGTCCCCCCGTCGCCGCCATACTGTTCATAGGTTTGCCGAATCCCCCACGCGTCGATCGTGTTGCCGGCCCCCGCCAGTGCTCCGTTGAGGGCGTCGGCCAGCGCGCAGGCGAGCGCGAAGTTTGCGCCCTTCGTGTCCAAATCATCGGGCGCAACGACGACCGCCAACTCCAGCGTGGCGCTATGCCCGTTCGCGGCGAACGTCACAGGCACCGCCGACTGCTGCGGGATGCGCGGGTAGGAGAGGGGCAAGTCCCCGGCATTGATGCGCGACGGCGGCGCTGTCAGCCTGCGTTTGACGCCAACTACCGATAACGCGGCAATCAGCGCGACGAACCCGCTTAACGTCATTGCGTCCCCCGTATGTACGGCCGCAGAATCGTCGTCACGTCCTGCGGCAACGACACCGGCGAAAGTGCGCCCACCGCCGTGACGATGGTGCGGTCGCTGTCCTGCGCGTTGTCCCTCTGCCTGTAGAAAAACGCCGCGAGCCGGATGCACGCGTGCACCACATCCGCGGGGGGAGCCGTCGAGTAACCCCACTTCCCCACGACGGCAATCGCGTCGTCTGCATCCCCGACGAATGTCCAACTCACGCCCGACGACGGAAGCAGCTTCAAGGCGTAGAAGGGAGCCGCATGGCGCGGTTGCAGAACATAGTCCGTGGCCGCCAGCACGGCGCCGTCACCATTCGTGACACTCGTTGGCGCAGCCGCCAAATCCGCGTTGAAGAACAGCCATGCGCCCCGGCAGTCGGTTGTCGGATTAAACGCGCGCGTCGAGTCCGCGCCCACGGCGAACGTGCGCCCCGTGTACCGTTCGATCATCTCCGACGCGGCTTCCGCCAGCCGCTGAAGCAGAGCAATGTCCGCTTCCCCCGGCGCGCCGGGCAGAATGTCGAGCCCGAGATATTCGGCCAACTGCCCCACCGTGCACAGGCTCATTCTGGCGCTCCGTCCGACTGCCGACGGCGGCGCGGCGCTTTTCGAGCCGGCGCGTGTGTGCCGCTATCCCCAGCATCGCCGACCAGCACAATGAGGCCCATGCGCAGCAGGTCATAGGCGTCTTCGTGCGACATGGCGTAGGTGCTCCCCTCTACCATAGCGATAAACTTGCCATTGGTGTACGCGTTCACCGTCTGCAGCGCCCGATATTCCCGGTTCATAATCGTCTCATACGGGTTCAGCCACTCCCCCCGATCATAGTGCAGTACAGGCACATCGAACCGGCCCATTGCCATGACGCCCGCCGCCAGACAATCCTGCGCGAAGGGCATGTCCGGCAGGCCCAGCCCATCCGCCCCGCCGCGAAACGGAACGCGTTCCACCGCGGCCCGGCGCATGAGCGTGCACCCGAAGCCCACGCCGCTCACCGGCCAACTGCCCGCCGCCCGCGCCGCAGCAAGTTCATCGGCATAGCCCGCGAGACTGCTGCCCAGAGACGTATACGGGGCCGGCAGCCGCTGCGCCGTGCTCAGCACGCGCATCCCGTGCCGAAACACGTATGGCGCGTAGACGACGGGCGCAGGCGTGTCGTACATCCGTTGCAACGCGCCAGAATCGGGCAGCGCATTGTCATGCTCCATGCAGAGAAGGGCGTCCCACGCGCCCGCCAGAAACTCGGCCCGGATACGCTGGTACTGGTGGAACACATTGCGCAGAGACGGCGGGGCGAATGGATTGTCCGTGTACAGCCGGTGCTCGAAGTCGCCCCCGAACTCCTGAGCCGCCACGGAGTCCAGCGTCGCCCGTTGCACAACCGGCGCGCCGTCCTGCACCCACGTCGGTGTTGCCACCAGTACCAGCGTCATGGGGAAGCCCTCTACGCCGTCGGCGTCGTGCCGTACAGAATCGCCTCGGGCAGCATCACGCCGTACGCAGCGCGGAAATAGTAGAACAGGTTTACCTGCCCCGTATTCGCGCTAGAGTAGGGATCGCGCAGGAAAGTCAGAGTCGGCGCCTCGTACAAACCCATGTACGAGAAGTCGCCGAACAGCAGCACCTTCTTGTTGGCCGCAATCGCGTCCAGATTCTCATCGCGGTGCACCGGATAGCCCCACAGTGAGTAAGTGCGCGCGCCGCCGGGCGTCTCCGCATACTGGAACCCGTCGCCCGACAGTTTCATCAACTGCGCGTAAGTGGCCCCGCGCATGACGAACTGAGCCCGGTTCGCGTATTGCTGCTTGAGCGTGTACACGATGGTCTGCGGATCGCCCGCGCTCATGACCGTCGCCGCCTTCAGCGCGACAGTCGTGCCGCCGGAAAGCGCCTCGGTAATCAGCAATTTGTTGTGCGTCAGAGCGAGCGAGCGCCCAACATACTCGTTGAGAAACTCCATCAGGCGGCTGTCTTCGTCCTGCAGGAGTTCATACGAGAGTTGAATCTTCTTGGTGTACTTCACGAGCGTGAACGCCTTTTTGCCGAGCGCAGGCGCGTCCAGGTCGAACGCCGTTGCCTCCGCCGTGCTCACAAACTCGTTGGCGGTTCCACTCTCGAACGGAACATTGGTTGTGGTGCCACGCCCCGGAATACGCATGACGCCGAGTTTCGGAGCGAGCAAGTCCGCATCGCGCTTCGCGATAATGCCCTGGTAATGGCCTACCGGCACAGCGTTCCCGCCGTCCGCAGCCGTGCCGATGTTCATGTCGGTAGCGTTGGACGCCTTCACCGCACTGTCATCGCCGGTGCGCAGGTAATACGCGATAGCCTTCGTCTCGCTGTCGCCGCGCTTGGTGGCAATGTTGACGTTCGGCATCTCAATCGCCTGCGCGTTAATGGCCGGCTGCGCCTTCACTGCCTCCAGTTCGGCGGCAAGCGCCTCTACCTGCGCCTTGAGCGCCGCCGTAGCGTCCTGCGACTCGGCGGCCCTATCCTGTGGATTCACGATAATCTCCTTTGCTACCAAATCGATAGGTACTTGAGGTTCCGAAACGTCGCTCGCAAGGCCCGACGAGGTGGCCGCCTCGCCCTCCGGCCCCGCCTCTCGCAACGCTTTCAGACTGATAGTCCGGTTACGCCATTCTGCAGGAGTCGGCGTAATACTCGCGTCGAGTCCCAACGGCCAAGTGACGATGCGCTTGGCACTGCCGTGCGCCTCGCGCTGCACAAGGTGCGCCGCCGTCCCGCTACTCCATCCCATTTTTCCCGCGTTCACCATCGTGAAAATGGCGCGCTCATATTCATCTCGCATCTCCAACTGCGCCTCAACCCACACGCCCACATCGTCAACGCGCATCTCGCCGCTTCCGAGACTGCGCGCCTTCAACGCCGCGTCAAAGCCGTGGTTGTAGTAGATGCGCGTCTTGTGCGGCCATTCATCGACAGCGAAGTCAGTCGCCGCCGTGAAATAGTCGCCCGTCAAATCGGGAGTCGCCTCATCCCCGAAGCGCACCAGGTAGCCGCCGACGCGCCCCCCTTCATCCAGCGCCTTGACAGCGTCTCCAGCCCACACGGAATCGCTCATCTGACTGCCTCCTCAATGGCCGCACGAAATAGGCCGATAATCTCGCGCTCGCTGCGCTCGATGACATCCATCTCCGTCTGCCACCGGCCGCGATGCACGCGGGATTGTAACTGCCGGCTCTGCACAAACGGCGCATACTCCAGTTTGTTGCCCACAAG